CAGGATAAAAGTTCCATCAATACAACCTCTAAGCGAAGGCTTGATATCGATAGAGTACTGGAGCGAAAGGATATAGGAAAGTTTAATATGACGAAGGTTTTTAAAGAGCCAGTGAGCTTCTTTGCTATTGAACAGTTTGAGATCATCCATACAGTCATCTGTAATAAAGAGACGCCATGGGTTCTCTAGGTATTGTTTGGCTATCTTTTGACGACGGATGATACTGCTCATGAGCGTGGTACTGAGCGGATGGATGAATAGGTCAGGGACGTGCTTGCCAAAGAATTGAGTAGAGTCTTCTGTTCCGCTACAGAAGACGCCTGTAGGGAAGATGTGTCGTTTGGCGTACATGTAGGATTTGATGATGGAGGACTTGCCTGTACCAGGCTTTCCAATCATGGCGTATTTAACACCATCGTCTTCTACAGAGCGTGGTCGAAGGGTGTTGATATCAAGTTCTTTAATTTTATATACAATCTTATTCTGGTCGTCATATTCTTCTAACGGAGGAAGGTCGTCGTCGTCCTCCCTCTCATCTGAATAGTTCTTAACAATAGAATCTCTTAGTGGTGAAAGAGACATCTTTAATGGTTTGCGGTAATGTTTAAATATTTAAAAATCTTTAGTAGTTAATAAAAATGAGTCTGTCTGATATCAAAGAGCTTCTCCAGAATAGGGAATTTATTTGGAATTCTTTTTACATGCATCTATTTCGTAATAATGTAGATCATCCTTCATTACAGAAGATACTTGGGCTTATGTATGACTGTGCAGCAGAGTTATTGTCGGTCGTTCATGAGGCGACTGGGTATCGTCAGTTACCTGACGTTTATGCAGCTGCCTGTCTCTTGATTGCGATAAAGTTTATTGGTCATAGAGACTGGGTTGAGGATAAAGCACTTGTATATAATTTAGTTAAATTTTACCCAAGCAAGATCAAACGAAACGAGTTGCTACAACTAGAAGGTAAGATTTTGCAAAAGACCGACTGGCAAGGTTGTGTAAGCATAGCGGCTCTAGACAAAATCTACGACGAGCTGTTCAAAGATGATATGAGTGATGAGAGTGAAAGTGATGAGAGTGACTCTTACTCCTCTAGCAGCAAAGACTCTTCTTATTCATATTCTTCCGCGTCAGAAGATGAGGAAAAGAAACCTATGACATTTAGACACTATGATACAGGAAGGTCTGAAGAGAATACGGAAGACACTCAAGCCTTTTTAGTACGGTATGAAGATGGAGTGTGGTATCTCAAGTCGAAAAAAACGGGTCAATTACACGTCTCCTCTGAAATCGCACCTTTGAAGTTACAAAAGGCTGTCATTCTTCTATCTGGTCATCTAACAGAGAGCATAGCCAAATCAAGAGGAATATCTTATCAAGAAGCTGAACAGTGGATAACTGAGCAAATTCTGAAAGACGACTTTGCTATAGGGTATCCAATTGTCGTGTCAGAGGAGGAAATGTTACTTATGCAACAATGGCTAGATAGCCAACGCGCCGCCGAAGAGAAGTCTGAATCTGGCCACGAGGAGGACTCCGGCCACGACGACCACGAGGAGCTCTTTACTCTTCGCTATATGAACGAGAGATGGTTTCTCGAGTCAGAGGACGGCGCCTATCACACGCAGGATGATATCATTCGTATGGAGGTCCGAAAGGCTCGCGTCCTCGTCAACCATGACCTGATCGAAGAGACGATGGACGACCGAAGACCCGACCACAAGGCCGTGATGGACTGGTTGTACGAGCGTGTCCTCAAGCATCACTTTGCTCTCGAAGACGTCAAGATCGAAGAGGTGGAACACATCCCAGACGACACACCCTATCAGAGTAGACATCATGAACCATGGGGCACGGAGCTCTAAGACGATAGGTATGCAATGTATTGCTCTCCCAAACGAACTTCTCCAATTCTTTTTATGTTTCCTATGACCTTTCTCCCCGTGATGGGAAACACGATTTGCCCATCACCTATCACTTCACCTCCCGAGTAGTCCTCATTCAGGAAGACGACTTGCGAGAGTCGAGACGGATACGCCAGGTCCGCCAGCCCGATGCCTCCAAGGTCACCGCCCTGTACCTGTTTGACCTTGAACCCCTTGCCTAGCTTCTGAAGAAGTGTCCTATCACCTCTTATGATCAGGTCACACTCTTCTCGCGTTAGGGTATTGTCTTGAACCTTCATGGAGGAGGTGCAGGAGACACACGCGTTGGATTGGTGTAACTTCCAGCGCGAGTAAAACAAATAGATCAGAAAGAGTGAACCAACGAGATACAGTATCCACCACATTTACTTTAGTATCTATTATTAAAATATTGTAATGTCTTGCACGTCGACACGATGATTACGACAAACACAGTCACCAGCACGTCCGCACTCATATCATAGCTCTCTCTTACCTTTTGTGTCATCGTCCGACCATTGTAGGGAATCGTAGACCACAGTAGAAACATAGCCCCCAGCAGTAGCACGTACCGAGACGATTCTCTCGGCGTATTTTCAGCAAGCAGAATCAGCGCGAGCACCATCGGAAGGGTGTGCTTGAGAAAGTTGCTATACAGGAGCTCTTTCGCATCGTAGCCCTGTGCGACCCAATCCGACATTCCTCTAATCACGATAATGTTCCCGACCAGTCCAACCAGCACAGAGTTTAACAGCAGCGCCGTCTTCAATACACTCTTCTTGAGAACGATCGCAAGAAAGAATAAGGCAAGACTTAGATCTGTGTAATATCTTCTAGGTTCAAAAGATAGGAGCATTTTATAATAAACATGATATTATTTTCTTCTAGCTTGTATCAAACATTTTGTATCCCATAGGATACAAAAAAATTACCTTTTTACAGTTCTTTCTCAATCTCCTCCAGCTCTGACAGCCACAGTTCCTCTGCTCTCTTCTTCTTCAACTCTGACTTCTGTTCCTTCACCTCCGTCTCCTCTCGGATCAGCTTGTCTAGGTAGTTCTGTGAGAAGCTCTTGATTGGCATACCCACCAGGTATTCATAGCTGTTTTCTTTCTTCTGATAGCCACGCTTGGTAAGCTCCTTCTCAATCCACTCCTCTGACTTGCGAAAGATCTCCAACTCTCCTTTGATCACATCCGTCAGGAACTTGATCTTAAAGCCCAACCACACCAGCTTATCACTCATCACCCCTAGCTGGTACTCCTTTCTCTTTTCATAGAGTTCCAGACGCTTGACACAGTACTCTCTCATGATCAGCTCTGTATTCTTGTACTTTCGGATCGCCTTGTTGCTGTCGAACGCCACCATGTTGCTAAGCGACAGGTAGCTGAACAGCTTCAGACTCTTCTCTGTCAGCTCCGTATCCGCCGCCGGCGTCAGGACGAAGCGCACCTTGTCTACCGTCGAGTGCAGCTCTCTTCCGGTCAGTTGCTTGTTCTCTAGCATCTCCTCCACTCGCTCTGTAAAGCGATTTGTCCACAGGCCGATGGGCAGCTCCGTCACCTCGTACTTACCCTTGTCGTTCTGTTTCAGCGTACCGTGGGTCACGGCGCGAACAGCCTCGCCCTTTGCGTCTCGTTCGAGCTCAATCTCTCCCGTAAAACCTCTGTACCAGGGGACGAGCTCGTCGTGATCATTCTCTAGCACACCATCGCTCTCCTCTGCAAGCCAGAGCTTGATCCAGTGGATCAGATCTTTTGGGTTATAGGCCGGTATGCTCGAGCTCCAACCCGTTCCGATACCCTGACAGCCGTTGACGAGGATCATAGGCAGGACGGGAAGGTAGTACTCTGGCTCCACCGTCTCACCGTCCGACTGCACGTAGGTCAGCACCGGGTCGTCCTCCTCTCTGAACAGCAGGCGGGTCGTCTTCTCGAGGCAGGTGTAGATGTAACGAGCAGCAGCTGCATCCTCACCTCCTTCCAGACGGCTGCCGAACTGGCCTTCTCGGGTGAGGTAGGGAATGTTGTTGCTGCCGACAAAGTTCTGAGCCAGCTTGATGATGGTGTCTAGCAGGTTCTGCTCACCATGGTGGTACTGTGTCATCTCTGCGACGCTACCCGCCAGCTGAGCGACTTTGGTGTGACTGGTGAGACGCTTCTTCAGACAGGCGTAGAGGACCTTACGCTGACTCTCTTTCAGACCGTCCAGGACGTGGGGGAGGCTACGCTGGCAGTCCTCTAGACTAAAGTCAATGAACTCGTGATTGATGAACTCGCTGATGGGGACCTGCTCGACACCCTTCTCTTCCTTGTACTCGACCGCTTCGACGCCAACGGCGAGCCACTCCTTGCGCTGATCGGCAAACTTCTTGTCAAAGGCCTTGACCATCTCCTGATCGGCCTTCTCGTCACAGAGGAACTTGACGATGCGCTTACCAAAGCTCTTCTTGACCTCGTCGTTCTTGGAGGAGCCGAGACCCTTGCGCCACTTGACGTCGAACTTCTTGCCACTGAGAGAGTGTAGGTAGATCTTCCCCTCCTGTTCAGAGTAGATATCTTTCTCTTGACCCTTTGAGTACACGGTCATGATCGGAGTTCTCATCGAGTAGAGAAACTCTCTCTGTAGCAAAGAGGGGTACATCGAGTGAAAGATGTTCAGGATGAGTCCTGTGATGTGCTTGCCATCCGAGTCGGCGTCAGACACGACCATGACTCGACCGTAACGAAGCTTCTTGTAGTTCTCGTCTAGAGAGTAGTCTACTCCGAGCTGGAGGCCTAGGGCGGTTCGAATGCCTGTGATTTCTCTGGATTCGGAGATCTGCTTCATGGTAGCGTTGCGCGTGTTGAGGATCTTTCCTCGGATGGGGTAGATGCCAATGTAGTCACGCCCCTTCTTACCAAAGACGCCTACGTCTAGACCGGCGACCGTGTAGGTCTTGGCAGACTCTCCTTCGCAGATCACAAGGATGCAGTCCTTGCTTCGGCTACCTCCGGCAAAGTTTGCAGAGTCTAGACCGTCGACGCGTGTGTAGGAGCGCTTCTCGGTACGCTTGAGTTCCTTCATCTCCTTTGACTTGGCCTCTTCTAAGAGGGAGTCGACGAACTTCCACTTCATGACAGAGGAGATGACGCGGTCAGTGATGGCGTGTTCGACGCGAGGAGAGACGAGTTGGGTTTTGGTTTGAGAGGTGAACTCGGGACGTACGACGCTGGCGTTTACGATGATAGAGAAATACTTTTTGATCTCACGATAGTTTGGTTTTGATTTTAGTTTTGTCTCTAGCTTGTCGATCAATCCAGTGATGAGCGGTCTGATCCACTCCTCGACGTGCACTCCGCCATCTGGCGTGTAGCAGCCATTGACAAAGGAGAGCGCTCGAAAGTCCTTCACCTCCTCAGGATTGCCACAGATGGCCACCTTGCAGTCCTTGCTCTCGAGGAAGACGACCTCCTCTGACCCGAACGCCTTGGTGTAGGTCTTTAGCGTCTTGGCGGGGACGGGCTCGCCGTTGAAGGAGACGTTGAGACCGGTGACCATGCAGGTGTCGTAGGCGAAGCGCTTGAACAGTGAGATGTGGTCGTCCGAGTACGAGTCAAGTCCAAAGTAGGCAAAGTCTGGCAGCCAACTGACCTTGGTGTAGCTGGTCTTTGCCTTGTGTTTGGTGATGACTGCTTCTGACTTTTGTTTCATGTGATTCTTCCATTCTTGTGTGTATAGCTTGCCAGAGGCTTTGTCGAAGATCTCGACTTTGAACTCGTTGGAGTAGATGTTGGTGAGTTTGATACCTAGGCCGTTCTTGCCCGAGGTCTTGCGTTCCTCTGTGTCGTCGTAGTTGCTGCTGGTGCGGAGGCGTCCAAAGATGAACTCTGGGTTCCAGCAGCCGGACTCTTGATGTTTCTCGAGGGGGATGATGAGACCGTCGTTGGAGACTGAGGTCCAGCCTGTCTTCTGGTCGGCTTCGATGTTGATAAAGGTGGGTTTGCAGGACTTTGGGGCGTCTGGCTGTTCGGAGGCTTCCTGAGAGCGCCAGGCGTTGTCGATCGCGTTGGATTGGGCTTCGATGAAGAGGCGTTCGAGGCCTTGGTTGGAGGAGAACGACTTGTAGACGTAGTGGTCCTGGTC